TTACAACCGTATTTACACTTCTTCATTTTACCACCGCTCTTCATACTCTTACCTGCATTCATCTTTGCTCCTGCAATCCTATCAGCAGCTGTAGGCTTAGGATTTTTGTCTACGCCAGCCTTAACACTGAGCATACCAAATGATCCACCATCTTTCATCTTCTTCTTAGGAACAGATTTCTTAGCAGGTGTGGTAGCTTTCTTAGCAGGTTTGTCATACATTCCTGTGGCAATATTAAACCCACTCTCATACGTTGATTTGGATTTAGGAATCATCTTGCCGGGGAACATTTCACTAGGAACAGAATCTACAGCAGCTCTCTTCTTTGCTGTTACAGATTTTCCCATCTGCGCTTTTTTCATTTTCTTTACAGTTGCCATTATTATATGTTTTTGATTGTTAACAATTCCATTTGCGAAGAGCAAGAGCTTTTCTTGTAGGCTTACCGTTCTTTCTCATAGGACCTTTAACCCCTGACATTCTAGCACAGAAACTTTTTCTTCGTTTGGCAGGTTTGCTGTCAGGATCAAGCTTTGATGGCTTTGTTGTGACAGCTTTCTGAAGATTTGAACCAGTGGCCCTATTGTATTTTGCAATACCTTTAGAGGTAAGTCCTCCACTTTTTGATTTTTCACCTCTACCCAGAGATAGAGACACTGATTTTTTAGACGAAGCAGGTGTTTTACCACCGCTTTTCATAGATTTAAGAATCCTTGCCATGTCTATTTCTTTTTGTACTTGTAATCAGGATTATCCTTATGCCACTTCTTTGTAGAAGCCACTCCCTGTTTAACAGTTTTGGCTCTACCAATCTTTGTGAGGTTGATGGTGTCCCATTTTCCTTTATCCATTGTAGGATGATTCACCATGACATCTCCTTTCTTACCTTTAGGAGAATCCTTCTTGGCTTTATACACTACATGCTTTTCACCTCCAGCTTTCACTTTCACCTTTCCACCGTCTTTAAGTGTAGATCCTTTGAACACACCTTTCTTTTTTACGAGAGGACCATTAGGTACAGGTGTTATTGCTCCCTTGATAGCAGGAATTGTGTCTTTCTTTTTCACTTCTTCTTGGCCATTTTGCGAAATGTCTTTGCAAGATTATATCTCTTGCTCCCGGGTTTACATGTAGGACCTCCAAACTTAGAGCCTGTACATACACCTTCAGTTCCTCTACGTTTAATAGAGGCTGTGGTTTTCTGTATCCACCTTTTGTTATCTGTAGCCATGACTATTTCTTTTTAACCTTTCCACCATTCTTTTGTCTGTTAGCACCAACTACAGGTTTTCCTTTCAAAAAGGTTTTAACCATGCTTCTAGATGCTATGCCTTTTGTTTCAGGAAGCTCTCTTTTATCTTTTGTTCCTACAGTGGTTTTGATTGTAGCAGGGAAATCTTTTTTACCAGCTGCATAACCAGTGGTGTCTACAGAATATTCAGAATTTCTAGAAGCACGACCTATCATAGTGCCTTTTACTTTTTCGCCACTCTGAGCTTTCTTAATGCTACCACCCTTTTTCATATTGCCAAGAGTGCGTTCTTGCACTTTTGTATAAGCACCTTTAGGATCTACCATAGGAGCTTTTTTCTTTTTGCTAGCTACACCGCCAGCTTGGTATTTTTTCACGGTTGCCATGTTATTTTGTTTTAGCTTTTATCTTCTTTTCCTGCTTGAGCATTGCAGCTGTAGGCTTTTTTCCTGAGCCTTTGTTTGCACGAATGTTATCCCAAAGACCTCTTTGAGAATAAGAGCCGTCAGCTCTTTTTATCATTTCTTTCTTACCCTTTGCCATCACCTGTAAATTGAAAAAGGGTGTTGCCGTAGAGACAACACCCATTAGATTAAGAAATCTTACCTTCTGCTTTCATCCTACCATAGATGGCAAGGACACTACCAATTGCAGCAATTCCTTGACTGATGATTACAGTGACATTTCCTTGAGCTGCTTTCACTGCATCTGCGTAAGCCTTCAGTTGATTGAAGTCAGCATTCTCAGGGAGCTGAACATCAGGAACTTTCAACACTTCACTGATTACATAACCAAGGGCTGCGATGAGAATACCCCAAATGGTCTTAGACTGATACCATGATTTTGTTTCCATATTGATTGTTTTAATCGGTTTTTTCCACTGCCACTCCTGACCTAACAGCTTTGGCTAATTGTTCTTCAACAATGTCATTTGCTGTCATAGCAAGGAATATTTTTTGTGCTTCAGGTGTAGAGAGTGTTGCTCTCAATGCGTTTAGAATAATTCCAAACTCTCCTGCATTCAATGTGAATGTTGCATCAGGCTTCCATGTATATGCCTTTGAAGGGTCAAATTCATTACCCTGTTCTTCATTCTTTACTACGTTCATATTATTTGGTTTTAATGCGTAAATGTATGTTATTCAATTGAAATATCAAAGACAATTGTTCCACTAGACTTAATACTTTTAGACATGTCCAATCTTATATTGAGCATTGTATGAAACCTCAATATCTCTTCTATGATTGCATTGGTATATCTAGGAGTGGATGGAACCAGTCTGAAGTGATAACCCTTAGGAACCTTTGTCACTTCCAATATTGCAAACTCATCTACAGAATCAATAATTCCCTCAAGATGTAAGAAATAGACAACATCATTGTCTTTCATCACTTCAGGAAGAAACTTTGTGTGCAATTGCATCAGCTCAGTGTAAGGAGATAGAGAGTTTTAGCTGCTTCACCACTCAGGCTGTCAGCAAGATTACAAATGTCATGATAGGAATTTGCTTCTCCATAAGCCTTCAAATCAGAGGCAAATTGTTTAAGCTCATTCACGACACTCATTGCACTAGCGTTATTAACAACAGGTTCCATTTTAGGAGCCTGTACACGTTTTCCTGCATATCCCATAAGCTTCTCCATCACTCCATCTTTGAAGTCATGTACATAGTCATACAATCCACCAGTTGCTTGATGTTCTGCATAACTAGTAGTTTGCCAATGTATGAGATGCAATTGTTCGTGGAAATACGTGAGCTTTCCTGCGATGCTCTCAAGTGTCATTCCTCCTTGTGAGGAAGACATCATTTCTTTAGGGAATATGGTTTTCATTATCATGTAGCTGTTGTAGTGGTAGATGTGGTTGTAGGAGCTATTGTGGTGGTGGAGGGAAGACAACACTCGTAAGCATCAATCTCTTGCCAATCACCTACTTTGGGCTTTGTCCTCTGTAAAATAAGACTTCCTGCTATCACTCTACCTGTAGCATCATATCTTACAAATGCTTTTAAATCTTTTCTGTTTGACATTGTAATATAGTTTATCCAATAGACGTAGTGGTGGTAGATGTGGTGGTGGGGTTGCAGCACTCGTATGCTGTAATCTCTTTCCATTTGCCTACTTTAGGCTTGTTTCTCCTGAGGATGAGACTCCCCGGAACTATGCGCCCACTTCCGTCAAAGCGCACATACGCCTTTAAATCCCTGCGTGAATTTGCCATGTTAATCGTATTTTAAATGATACTTATTGTTTAGCTCAATGAGCTTTTTTACATAATAATTGTTGCACAATGTTTGGTTTTGTTCGTTGTTGAGAATGTTAGTGAGATTGTCTGTGAAAGGAATCATTCCTGCATGGTATTTTCCTTTGTAGAACATTGGTGTTTCTCCATGCATTTCTCCTGTCACTCCTGCATTGTGGAATATTCCCACAGTGTCAAGTTTATGAATATGATCAGTGCTCCATGCAAAGTCCATTTCTTTCACCACTTTAGACTCCATTCCTCTAGCCCAAATGTTCCAAAGCACAGCCCACATGTCTGCACACCAACTTTGAAATCCTCTGTTCTCATTCTCAAAGAACCTTCTATTTATAGATTGGAGATAGGTGCGAATGTTTATACAATCCGTAATCACCTTTTCCCAAATCTTATCATCTATGTTCTTGAGAAGATATTGCGCTCCTCCAGAGTTAAGATTGTTTAGTTCACATGTTTCTCTTGACACACCAACAGGAGCTGTAATTTCTGCTAATACATCAATTGTTTTATATTCTTCAAGCCTTTCAGGAAGAACATCTCTCACCTTACTGTCAAAATAGCTTGCGTTAATGTAGCTATTTGTATCACTCACATAACAAACATCGTCATTCAAATATGCATCAAGGTTAAAATTGGGTGTGAAAAGAATATCACAATCACAATATAACACTGCATGATTTTTCATTTCAGGCTTTGCCTTGAAATATTTCATCAATGTGTAAGGTCTAAGAATTGGAATGTAGATGGGAATAAGCTTTGACACATCATCCTCATCCTTCTGATAAAAGAATTCAGCTTCTGGGTATAAAGCCTCAAGCCTTTTCCATTTCTCATTTGGCTGTCTGAAGTTTGGTGTGAAAACAAGGACAATAGCTTTATCAGAATGTCCTATTTCCTTCAGGCTTTCAAGCCAAGCATGTGTCTGCCACATGTAATATGTGTCATCAGGCTGAACACATACAATCTTTAGTTGTCTCATTTTTTGTTGGTTTTATGTAGGAGGGAAGAACATTATTCCTCCCTCCTGTAATAATTATTCAGCTACAACAGCTTCTTCAGCTTCTTTGTAATTCTGAATTTGAGAATTCACTTCAGACAATACCCTTTGCAGATATTCAATCTGAGCAAGAACATCATAAGCCTTGGCTTTCAATTCTACGAGACTGTTCATAAACATATGGTTTTTAAATGGTTAAACAAGTGTAAGACCAAGTTTGGAAGCAACATATTCATATGCTGCAAGATTGACATTAAATGCATCACCCCAAACGTCATAATCCTCTCCACTAATATCCACATTACCTTCTGCAAGCATGGCTCCGGGAGTGACAATTGTAGTTTTTCCTTCAGCATCTGTAGCTTCTACAGGAGACTGAGAAATAGAATAATAGAACGTAGCTCTTGTTTCTAAATCATCATTAACAATCCTTACAGACAATTCATCTGCTTGATAATTAGCTCCATCTTTCCATACGGAGAATGTTTCAATTTTTGCCATGTTATTTTATTTTATGTTTTGTAAAATTATACATTAATTCAAATCAACCCAAGAGGTTCCATCATACAATTTCAATTTATTTGTAGCTGTGTCATAATACAATGTTCCTGCACTTGCTGTTGGTACAGTGGAAGTGGGTATCATTCTTAAACTACTATTAATTTGAACCTTTTGTCCGCTGTCTGTTGTTGTTCCAAACAATGTATTACCTGTACTATCAAAAATGTAATTGGTATTATTTCCATTACTTGACCTAAATATCAAATTCACACCAGATCCAACGCTCTGTATTATGCTATTTGAAGGACCTCCACCGCCTTGTAATCTCAAACCATAGTTAGGATCCGTTAATAATAATGTTCTTTGTCCAGATCCACTGGCTATATCTCCAATTTGTAAATTAACACTTGGATTGGTTGTCCCAATACCTACGTTTCCACCATCACTAACAACCAGTCGAAAGGCAGATGCAGTCATATCATATAATGAGAAATCTTTACTGCCATTGTTACTAATGTCTAAACCTAAAATATATTCCTTGTCTGGTCTTTTCCATCTTGCATAAATTCCAAAATTTATTGCTCTTTCTAATAACAAAAATTCAGTTAAGCTACCTCCAATGCGCAAAGTTCCGTTAATGTCTGTTTTATATCCAGCATCAGTTGTAGATCCAATTGCAACATTACCGTTGGCAAAGATTCGCATGCGTTCGCTGTTATTTGTACCTAACAGCAATGGCTCACTTATTAATGTTTTTAACTGCGAGACCTGTCCACCTGTTTCAAAAATCGCCTTTTGTGTACCGCTTTGAGACAATATACACCATGAACCTGTACCGCCATTAATTGTAGCACCGATATACCCTGATATAGAAGTGGGCGTGACCGTCCCTATTCCCACATTACCCACTCCGTCAATCCTAAGCACCTCTGTACTTCCTCGTGTAATTGCAAATTCCCCTCCCGTTCGTACGCCATCTAAATACCAATTTCCTCCTTGCGTTTCTAGTGCAAGTCTAGTTCTAGCGCTACTCCCTGTATTTTGGTTTGATATGTTTATACCGGCAGCAGCATTTATATCTACTACAACACCTAATTTATCAGAAGGAGTAGTAGTACCAATCCCCACATTCCCGCTCGTAGTAGCAAAATTTGCACCAAGGGTGGAGCGGAGGGTGCCAGATACGTCGAGCTGATACCCCGCGTCTGTCGTGGTGTTTATGCCTACACGACCATTTGCGAAG